GCGTCATGCGTGTTATGCTTTACGCGCAAGGCGTTGTCGTTCGCGGTCACTTCGTCCGCATCAATCGGGGATGTGCCGTTCTGCGGGTCTGCGAAAGACGCCTGCGCGGTCTGTGCTACGTTCTCAATCGCCATTAGCGTCTCGTCATGTCAAAGGCTTCCAATCGAATGCGAGAGAACAGCGTCTCTCCCGGCCCATCGTCATACAAGAAGAAATCGTAGTAGAAACCACGTCCGTCTCCCTGCACTTCATACAAATCCGTTTCACTACCGCCCCACGTACCCTGCCCCCATGTACCCTGCCCCCACTCGTTGCTCTCACTCGTCCCGACATTCAATGTGTAGTCTGATGTGCCGGTGTTACACTTCCAGCGAGCGTAAGGCTGTTCTGAGCTTCGCATGTCAGCCAGCGCGTATGCCCAGCGCAGGGCTTTCTCGCTCGCTTCATCACCGAAGAACATCCGGTGGCACTGCACGATCATCACCTGCGTAGCACCACCTGTCCCGTCCGAGAGTACGTCATCGAGTCCGGTCGTGGGATCACATAGACGAACGAAGCCGTCCGTGCCGCCGATGAAGACCTGTGATGGCAGCGCTCCTGCGGCTTCCGTGTTCCACATAGCCCGTACGCCACTAGACTTGTAGGTGCCGGTCCACGGGCCGCTCCATGCCTTGAGGACGTAGTTGTAGACGTATACGCCCACGTCTGGGATGTACCAGCGAATCTCGTGACGCAGCTTGTCGTGTGCCCCAACGATGCGATGGATAACGTCTGAGGCGATGTTGCGGGGTACGGTGTCGATCTTGAGGCTGATCGGCTCGATGCCTGATTCGCTGAGTCGATAGAAGCCCTGTTCGGAGAAGAAGTACACCTCCCCCTCCACCGCAACCAGCGACTTCTTCGCAATCGTCCCGACCTGTTCACTGAACCCCTGTACACCGGCTTCGATGTCGATGTCGTCAATAGTGATGCCTGTGAAGCGCGAGATACCGCTGCGATGGAAGATCGCGAGCGAAGACCGCAGTGCCTTCACGGCAAAGCACTCCTGATCGCCGAACGTACGGATCACGGCTTCAATGCCCCCACTGCCCGTCACGCCCAGCGTATCGCCGTTGTTCAGCGCGGAGGCATACACCTTCTGCGTCACTCCATCAACCGCGTACAATCGCTGGTTGTAGACCGCCAGTGACACGGCGTTCGGCGTGCCCGCGAGGTTGATCGTCGCCGTCGCTGCCGTGGCCTTGTTTAGCGGCCCACCGTCTGCGATGTATACAATCTCCCCACTGCCATCACGGAACGCGCAGAAGTCCACGAGTCCTGTGGTAGCAATCGCCCCCGTCAGGGAGGTCCACGTGAGCGGAGCACTCCCCAACGGGGCCGTCTTAATCACTCCATTGGCAGAAACAAAGTGGTACGAGGTCGTTGGCTGCATCCACGCGAACCCCCCATTAATGGCACCGAGCGAGGAGGCGTGCATACGCTGCGTCCCCAATCGCTTCTTGATGCCACCGTACTCCGTGAGGCGTGCGTTCTCTGCACGACGGACTTCGTTCGCGGACATCTGTGACGAGTCAGCGGAGGTATTCAATCCCCCGGCAAACCCCTGCTGAATGTCCTCTACGATCCGTCTCCCCACTTAGAAACTCCCCCAATCCGAAGGATCGTCCATCGCTTCGACCACACGCGGCTTCACACTGAGCCGTCCAATATCCGAGAGCATGTCTTCGCGCAGGATGCGCTGGAAGTTGAACATATCGCTCGCGGCCTCTGTCTCAGCCCCACCCTTGAGGAGCATCTCCCCTGCCAGTCCGTACACGAGCACATGCTCATGCCCATCAGGGAAGTCCACCGTATCGCCATCGTCGAGCGCAGAGGCGCGCTTCGGGCGATAGTTGACCGTCACGTCTACACTCGTGGCACCAACCGGTACAATCTGAATCCCATCCCCATCCTCGTACCACGCACTCCCACGGAAGTTAGTGAAGCTCGTAGGGAGTGGGGCGTCCTTGTACGCAACGGGGGTGTAGAAGCGATCACCTCCATAGATGCTCAGGATACGGAAGAAGAACTGCGTGGCACTCGACAGATCACTCTTGGCAATGACACCGGCTGCACTTGGCGTCACGGTCACCGTCCGCTTCTTGTACACGTTGTTGCTGCTCAGGATGTGGCTCCACTCCCGCCAGTGCAACGCCCCGAGCAAGATGCCGAGGTCAGCGTCACTCCACCGTCCTGACCGCACGGCGTCCGCACGCTCACGGGCCGCTGCAATGATCGCTGCCTTCGTCATGCTCATTTGTTACGCTTCCCCTTACCGATCTGTGCGGGAACGACGATCTGTGCATTCGCCGTTTCAAGTCCTGCCTGCACGAGCAGTTCGTGCTTCGTCGTCTTCGCGCCACGCTCACCCTGTTCGTTCGTGAACGCTTCCTTGAGCTTCGCCTGCTGATCTTCGTTCTCTTTCTTGACCTGTTCCACCATGTCGTTCGCTTGCTTCTTCGGGTCCGTCACACGGACGAACTCACGCAAGATGTAGCCTTCGACTTCCTCGGCAGAGCAACCGAGGGGCAGATACCCGAGCACATCCCAGTCTTTATCCGGCGACAGTTCACCTGCGCGGATGCGCTCACGGCGCGGGTCGTTCTCACGCCACCGTTCGCAGATAGCCCAGTACCGCAACACGCCATTGATCCACTTGAGAAAGAACCGTGGATCAACAGCATGAAGCGCCGCTTGGGCGAGAGGTGGGGCAATCGGATCGTCCAATGCGGAGATAATCATTAGCGCGTCTGCGCCAACGTGACACACAACTGCACGCGCACCGGGGCCGTACCGACCGTGTTCGTCGTGACGACTTCGGCGTAGAACGTGTCCGCTTCGAGCTTCGTGCGCTGCACGTCCGTCAGAGACGAGAGCACGGTGATCGGGAGGACGTTCTTGAGGGCCGTCAGTCCAGCCGCTTCGATGCTGACGGCGGTGTTCAGGGCGACAGCCGCCGCGTTCGCCGCATCCCACTTGTAGATCGTGACGAGCACCGTGCCAGAGGCCGAGATAGCCGCCGTGTCACCGCGCATCGAGAGACTATCGACGTAGCCGCGAACGTACGGCGATTCGATAGGAATGGTCGTAGTGGCAGAATCCGCCACCGTAATGCCACCCGTGCCAATGACGGCAGAGTGCAGATCAATGGTCTTCGTACCTTTACGCGCATGGCGCGGCAGGTAGGTGTTAACGAATTGGCGTCCCATGTGCGTATCCTGAGAGAAAGTCGAGTACGAGGTGAGTGAGGCCCTATTGCCCCACCCACCCCATACCTGCTACGGATTACACGACGTTCGTGTAACGCTGCGTGTCGGTGTAGCCGCTCACAACAGCGTGGGCGTTACGCTGCGGCGTGAAGATGTTGAAGTACGTCTTCATCGCCGTCGAGAACGCATCACGGCCATCGACCCAACGAATCTTGCCGCTGCTCTCGTACTCGACCGCACTCCAATCAGCCGCGTCAAACCAGTTGAGCGACGGCTTGTGGAGCAGGTTGAGTCGGCCAGCCGGGGCATACTCACCAGCCACGAACGGGATGCCGTGGAGGAGCTTCGCGGTGTAGCCACCGTTGATATCCACCTTGCCACCGTTCGGGATCGTGACCTGCGTGTTCGACAGGTACGACTCGATGAACTTCTTCTGCAACCCGTGCGTCGAGTACCAGAAGAAATCCTGCGTGTCCACCAACGGACGGAAGCCAGACTTCGCACCCAGCCGCGTCCCGACTTCCCACGCATCCATCTCACCCGGGTCCGTACCGACTTCCGTACCCGCCGTCAGACGCAGCGTATCCGTCACCGGATAGGTCCCCGCGCTGATGTCGTGCAAGGAGGCGTAGCTGCCACCGTAGTTCAGAATGTTCTGAATACCGTTGCAGGCGTCGTCGAGCGAGAAGTCGCCCTCAGTCGCACCCACCACCAAGTCCGTACCGACCATCGAGGCAATCGCCGAGCCGAGCGTGACGGTCACGTTGTCGCCAGAGTTGACAACATCGGTCACGTACGCCTTGCCGCGCAGCACACCGCTCGAATCGAGCACGGCGATGTACATGCCCTTACGGATGAACAGCCCACCCTGACCCGAGCTTGCCAGTCCCCACGGGGAAGTGGCGACAAAGTGCGTGGTGTCCGCGCTGGACGAGAGCACGGCCTTGATGCCGCGCGCATTACCGTTCAGGCTTTCCTCAAGCGTGAACTCCATCGCCTTCGAGAACGCGCCCGTGACCTTGCGGCGCATCGACTGGAAGGCCGCTTCCTTCGACTGCGTGCCCACCATCAGGAAGTTGTCAAACGTCCGACGCGCATAGAGGCGCACGGGGTTGACCTTGCCCTGCTTCTCAGGGGCCTGAGACGACATCGGGAGGTGACCCGCCGAACTGAAGTTCGCGTTGTACTCACCATCGAGCACCGCGTCGAAGAACAGACCATTGCCGCCCCAGCGAGCACCCGCTGAGTTCTTCTTGCCGATCTTCTTGAACTGCGACACCAGCGGTGTAGACACCGGCAGGTATTCAGTGCGAAGGTCGGTATACACATTCTTGAGGTTGCCCTCAATCTCGGCATCAGAGATGCTAAGAACCGTATCAGCCATTCATCATTCCTCGTGTGCGAGTAACGTCAGTTACCCATTCGTGATCCGCTCCAACACCTCACGCTTATTGCGTGCTGGGGGGAGTGGCTTGACAATGTTTGGACTCGTAGCCGCCCCAACCGGGACGAGCGGAGTCATGAGCTTGTTCTGCTTCGCTTGAGCAGCACGCAACTCTGCGGCGGCATCGGCTTTCGCCTTCGCGACCGCTGCGTCCAACTCCTGACGAGACTGCGTGTGGCGCTGCTGTTCCGCTCGTACCGCTGTGACGAACGGACCCTGCATACGCTGCACGAGTTCGGGGAAGCGTTGTGGCGGGATTCGACCGGCGACGAGAAGGTCTTTCGTCAGATCGGCAATGATTCCGGCCTTGGTGTGATCGGAGACATCGGGGCATTGCTGCGCGACATCATTCAGAGCGGGCTGAATGTGAGTGGCGTAGATGTTTGCCGTATACTGCTGCGCCTGCTGCTCGGCCATTGTCTGGCGGAGCGACGCGGCTTCCTGCTGTGCCCGTTCGGCGACTGCCTGCGGGGACTGAGACTGTACAAACTTCTCGTGGTTCTTCGCCCACGTCTCGCCCGTTTCATCTGCGAGGATCGCGGCATTCAGGTCTAGCTGCGCCTGAAAGTCGGCCTGCAACTGCTCTATACGCTGATTGGCTTCAAACTGTAGGCGAGGGATCACCTCGGCCTCATACTGCTTGTTCTGCGCGACGGCCTTCTGCCCAGCTACCCCGTCGTACGCCATGCGGACAAGGCTGCCCACGTCCTTCGTGTAGACCTTCTCCCCGACACGGAACTCGACCTTGATCGACGGGGCTTCCACAAAGCTGCCGTCCTCCCCCCGTACACGGAACTTGCCCGCATCTGGGGCATCAGTGACCGTGGAGGCGTCCTTCTCTGAATCGTCCGCTTTGGGCTCTGCTGGCGCGTCTGCGGGCTTTTCGACCTCTACACCGGGGATAACACTGTCCGTGGGCGTTGCGGCCTCTACGGGGCTTTCAGGGGCAGTAGTGAGGGTATCCGTCGTCTCGTCTGACATGACTTCGGGGACATACTCCTGATCCCCCATGAGACGCGACATGATATCGCTCTTGCTGAACCCCTGCTCGTGCAGTGGGGCTGGTTCGCTCTGCGGGGCTGACTCCTGTGGAATCTCCGCGCCTACTTCGTTCTCGGCCATGATCCTGTGTTATTGCGGCGACGTACTCTCAAAGAGTGACGCGGCCATGTTTTGATCCGCCTGTCCGGTCAGCACGTTTGCGGGCGCTGAGGCGGTCGAGGGGGACGTGCCCAACATGGGCTGCTGCTCAGGGGGGACGGGTAGACCTTCCTGCCCTCCCTGTGGCGGGCCATTCGGCCCACTCGGTTGTGACTGCCCCTGCATCTGTGGGGGAGCCATCTTCATCTGCGACTGGTTCGCGAGTTCGGTCCACCGCTGATTCGCCGCCTGCCACACGGCAGGATCGACGTTCGCGGCGAGCAGGATGTCCCGCTCAAGGATCGTCTGTTGAATCCCTTCATCGTCCTGCCAGATCACCGGCTCAGGCGGCACACCCTGACGGATCGCTTCTGCCACCCGCTTGCCCTTCGCCTCCTGCACATCGTCGGGGGTCGAGAAATCCTGCACGAACCCGAACGGCATACGCTGGCGATATTCCCGCACGTCGATGACACTCTTTTGCAGCGCATCTTCGAGGATGTACATA